GAAACTCGTCCGAGAACCCCTTTTCGAGGAGCGAGACGAAGGACACCATCGAGCGGGCCAGCAATTCCTCGCTGGCATAGGCCACGCCAAACACGGAGTTGGCCTTCAGTTCGACCTGCTCGTGTTCCATCCGGCTTGGAGTAGCCGCCTGAGTCTCCTTGCGCCGGTAGACCCGCAGGCCACCCGAGACGCTGGTGGAATGGTTCTTGTCCACGCGGGCGTTGAATGACACAACCGGGGCCGTCATGGGCACAGAGCGCGTCAGCCCGGCCATCGGGTTGCCTTCCGCGTCCAGCCGCAGCGTGTCGGGCATGAACGCTGCCGGAACGAAGTACCCGCCGTAGGGGTCGCTGTACGTGCCATGCTCATCCGAACCGGCCGTCAGACTCTGGGAATTCGAGCGGCACAGGTGCAGCCGCTCATCCACGCGGCCCGTGCGACTGGCCTCCATCACCGACGTCAGGAACTCCCGCGGCGAACGGAACCCGCGGGCGTCGTCGTCTTCCGCCGCCAGTCGCTGCCGGCCGATGTGCGGCGTGGGGCTGGTCTGGCGACCGAGGCCTTCCGAGCCGCCGACTTCCTGCCGGGTGCGGCGGGCCTGCTCGCGTCGCCGCTCGTCGTCCTCGACGCCCTTGATCTCCTTGGCCAGCGCGTCAATCTTCGTCGCGTTGGCGTCGAACGTGGCCCGCTCGTCATCGGACAGCGATCGCTTGGCAGCGTCGGCCGCGTTCAGCAGGGCCTCGTTGGCAGAGAGCAGTTCGTTCCGCTCGTCAATCAGTTCCTTGCGCGATTTCATTGCGGTTGCCCCTGTGTGCCGGGGCCAAACGCAAAACGTCGCGGCCACCGGCAACCGTTCTCGGGATGAGAGGGTTGCGAGCAGTCGCGACGAATCTCTGCCGTCGTCGAGCAGCTTCTTTCAAGTTGTCTTCTGATGCTTACGTTATGCAGGAGCAGGCGAAGTGTCAACGCCTATCCGTTGCATCTGCAATTTTTTCCGCAGGACATCAACCGGGGTCGCCGCGGGCTCATCGCCATACCGCAGCTCCAGGTACTTCCCGAGCCAGCCCAGCAGCCGCTCAGTCAGGACTTCCCGCGAGCAGTCCTCACCGAACTGCTGATCGATCATCTCCGTCGCCCGCCGGACAATGGCGTCCGGCAGACCGTCCACCGACAGCAGGCCGTCGACAGCGTCTCCCGTGTCGACGATGTCCGACGCCAGCAGTTTCTTCGGGAGCCAGACGGGCGGGATTTCGTTGCCATCCGCGTCCCGCTTCGGCCGGCCCTTGTCATCCAGCACCTGCTCGTAGTCCGTCTCCAGCACGAGCGACGACGACAGCGCGTCCGGGTCTTCCTCGGCCAGGTCCAGCACGTACTGCCCGAGGTTGCCGTTGGGGTTGCCCTCAAACGCCGTCTCGGACAGGTGCAGGTCGCCGCGGACCTTGTCCCCGTCGCGCCGGACGTTGTACGCCCGCCCGAGATGCTTCCCGAGTCCGTCCGCGCTCAACGTGGGATGCGTCCACCGCGACCGCAGGCCGCGATCCTTCTGCGGAGACTGGTTCGCCAGCCGGACGATCAGGTCGAGCGAGCGATCGTCGAACTGCCCGCGGCCCTCGCTCTTGAACAGGCCCTTCTGGGCCAGCACGTAGCCGCGGACGATCTTCGCCTCGCGGTCGACGCCGATCGCGCCCCGTGCGGACGCTCGCAGGTACCGGGACACGGCAGGGATTCTCAGGCTGGAAGACATGCGGCACCTCTCTGGTCAGTGACATCACGGCGCGGGCTGGGCGGCACGGACGCCGCCAGGTCATTGGCCCGCTGGATCTCCCACTCTTCGACACACGACTGGACCGAGGCGGCGAACAGCGGTTCGGTGACTTCCGCCGCCTGCAGCAGCATTTCCCGCGAGCGGCGGCAGTGATTCGCCGCCAGTTCCCCGGCGATCTCGCACGCCTCGTCACACCAGTCCGTGAGGGCCAGCGCCGCCACGATGGCCGGCGTGATGGCCAGCACAAACTGCGGCTCATGGTGCAGATAGAACGTGTCGAGCCACGTCAGGAATTTCTTCGGGCTGCTGGCCGCGCCCACGGCCGCCAGCGTTTCCTTGCGGACCATTCTCCGGGCCGCGGAGGCGATCGATTGCCGATGCGCCGCGAGTTGCCGCGCGGCCGACAAATCGCTGTCGTCCGGCACGTCCGGTTCTGTTTCAGGCTCCGGCGGTTCGTCCGGGTCCGGCGGGTCATCCGCGGGTTCTTCAGCCAGCTTCACCCGCGCGTCGATCTCCTCCTGCATCCGGTCAATGGTCGTCATGCTGATCTGCACGAAATGCTGATCGCCGCCGGCCACCGGGTTCATCTCCATCAGGCTGCGGATGTCATTCGGCGAGACGACGCCGATATTCCACAGCTCGCGGAAGAACTGCGACTGGGCCGCCATGTTGCCCCGCAGCAGGCCGTAGACGTTGTGCTTGGAATAATGCTGCGACCGCCTCAGCAGCTTGCGGTTGATCTCCTGCTCCCGCTGCACGAGGTCGGGAAGCAGGTTGTAGACGACGAACTCGATGTTCAGTTCTTCGATGTTGGAGAACGTCGCCCGCCGCAGGTCTCCCAGGAAGTGCGGCGGCAGCTTGAGCCACCGCGACACCTGCTCGACCGAGAACTCCATCGACTCGATGAACTGCCCGTCCTTCGGCGGCAGGCCGATCTTCGTGTACTTCATCCCCTCCTGCAGCACCGCCACGGCCGCCGCGGTCCCGCCATGCGCCGGACTGTGGATCGCATTCCATTCGGCGCGGATGTTCTTGCGCGCCGGGTCGCTGAGTTTGCCGGGATGTTCCAGGACGCCCGACGGAACTCCGCCGTTTCCGAAATAGCTGTTGCCGAAGTCCCGCGCGGCGATCGCCCCGCCCAGTTCCTCGCGGGCGAACTCCAGCGTGGAGATCCCCCAGTACCCGCAGCCGAGAATGATATTCGGCACGTGCAGCATGTCGGCCGGATACACGCGGCGCGGCTCGCGGTCCTTCTCTGTGACCTCGTAATACATCCGGTTCGCGTCATCACGCCGTGGCTTCACGCGCCACGGCTCCAGCAGGTGCAGGCCGCGGCAGTTCCCGCCCATGTCCCATTCGATCTCGGCCAGCCCGTTGCCCCACAGGATCCGGTACGTGTCGAATACCTGCCAGAAGACCTTGGCCGTCATCTCCTCGTTGGGCGTGTCGTGAATCACGGACTGCACGGGATGCGTATAGGCGATCTCCTGCTCCCGCGCCGAAATGCGGCGATGGACATTCAGCGGCAGTGAGGCGGCGGTCTCCGTGATGATCCGCACCCCGGCGAAGAACGCGGACACTCCCATCGCCGACTCGGCATTCACCGCCGGCCCGGCCTTGGTGCGTGCGCCGCCGAACAGAATGCCGTGCGTGTCGCCATCGAATCGCTGCGGTTCCCACAGGCCCCGCCAGGACGTGAGCGAGTTCCAGACGTAGCGGAACGGGTTCATAGTGCGAGCGACCCCTCGTGTTCATAGACCGATGCCCCGACACATTCCGTCATCGCCAGGGCCAGGCCCTGCAGCATGGCCACCACTCCGTCAATCTTGTCGCTCGACTTGTCCTTGTCGGGCCGGATGTTGTCATTCGCGTCGCGCTTGATCGACACGTTGCCCACCATCCACCGCAGGACCGGATCGCCGTTGTGGTGCATCCGCCCGCTGCAGACGAGCGTCTCCAGATGCTTCGACGGACCCGAGAACTGCATGATCGTCTGCGGGAACCGCACCAGCCGTTCGTTGTCGATCCCCAGCGATTCCAGTTGCTGCACCAGTGCCGCCGCTGGTCCCGCGCCGTCGAATGCGATCCGCCGCACGTCGTATCGGCCGCACAGCTCGACGATGTCCTCCGCGATCCGCCCGAAGTGTGCGACGTTGCCTTCGGTCAGCCGGATCAGCCCTTTGCGCCCCCAGTTGAGCACTTCGCGCCGGTCCTGTTCCGCCCGCTGCGTGACGCTCTCTTCCGGCGCCCAGTACCAGCAGAGCACGCGGTACGAATCGTCGGCCTGCGGAAACACGAGCACGAAACTGTTCGTGTCCCGCGTCGATGCCAGGTCCAGCCCGCCGTAGCACTCCTGATGCAGCAGGTCGCTCTCCGCGTACTCCTCGCGGCACTGGTCCCAGGCGTGCATCGGCAGCCAGCGGACGGCCTGCTCCGTCCACTGGTTGAGGTGCAGGTTGCGAAACGTGTTCTCCGCTTCCGGGTTCTTCTGCGCCGCCGTGCAGGCTTCCCGGAGATAGTCGAGCGAGATGGACACACCCAGGTTCGGGTTCGCCTTGCGCCACGTCTCCTCGCTGGTCCAGTCGTCGTCCGGGCCGGCACCGAACACCACGCCGTAGAACGTCGGGTCGTCGTCCGGGTTCTCCATCGCCCGCAGCGCCCGGTTGTGCAGTTCCCAGCAGATCGTTGACCGGTCGTGACCCGCCGTGGTGATGGCGAAGATCAGCGGCTGACTCCGTGCCCCGGTCGACGTCGTGAGCACGTCCCACAGCTCGCGGTCAGGTTGCACGTGCAATTCGTCGAAGATGATCCCGGATGCGTTGAACCCGTGCTTGGAGTACGCCTCGCTGCTGATCGCCGTATAGTTCCCGTCGAGTCTCAGGCCCTTGATGCGATGCTTCTGGCACAGCGCCAGTCGCGACAGCGTGCGGTCGCTGGCCACCATTCGTGACGCCGCCTCAAAGCAGATTCGGGCCTGCTTCTGGTCGCCGGCTGCGGAGTAGACCTGCGCGCCCGGTTCGTTGTCGCACAGCAGCAGGTACAGCGCCACGCCTGCGGCCCATGTCGTCTTGCCGTTCTTTCGCGGAACCTCCAGATACGCCGTGCGGAACCGCCGCGTACCGTTCTGCCGCTTCCATCCGAAGACGTCGCCGATGATCTTCTCCTGCCACGGCTCCGGCACGAACGGGCGGCCGGCAAACTTGTCGCCGTCCACATGGCGCACGTGCTTCGTGAAGAACCGCATCGCCCTGGCTGCCGCCTCTGCGTCGTAGCGATAGATGCCTCCGCAGTCCGTCACGACGGCTCCCCAAACAGTTCGTCGTCATCCTCTACATCCGGCTCGTCCGGCTGCGAGAGCCGCGCCCGGGCGACAGGCGTCAACCCGAGTTGCAGCTCCAGCTTCAGCAGTTCCTGGCCCAGTTGCCGCATCTGCCGGAACTCTGCTGCGTCGGCCGGTCCCCGGTCCGTCTGCCGCGTCGTTCCTTCCTGCTCGCAGACCATCGCCGCCCGTCGCCAGATGACCACGTAGCGGCAGTACCGTTCGATCGCCCCGGAGTCCGCGAGTCCCACCAGCCGGCCGGTTGCGAGACGCGCGACGGTTTCATCCCAGACTGCCGCCGCATCGTCCGGCAGGTCTGGTTTCTGCGGCACGCCGACTGGCGGTTCGCACTGGCCGACTGGTCCACGGCATCCCATTACTTTGCCTTGCGCGCCCTGCGCTCGTTGATGGTCTTGATGGAGTGACAGCGGGCGCAGAGGCCCTGAAGGTTGTCGAGGTCGGTGAACAGCGACCAGTCGCCGTTGTGCGGGATGATGTGATCGGCCTGCGTCGCCGGGACGCCAGGTCGACCCCGCTCATTGCAGCGGCGACAGATCGGTTCCCGTCGCAGCGCCAGCACCCGCAGGCCGGTGCGGGGATGCTTCCACACCGGCAGGCTGTACCAGTGCCGATAGTCGGTCAGCCGACTGGCCCACGTGGATTCGGGCTGCGTCGTGCTGACCGTGCTGACCGTGCGGAATGTCTGCGGTGCTCTTGGCATGTCAACTCCCCACCACGGGATGCGCCACGCCTTCCAGTTGCAGCGCCCACTTCGCGCCGCCCGTCGTCGTGAACAGGTACTCGACCAGGTAGCGATTGCGGCCGGTCGGGAAGTTGGTCGATGCCAGATCGTGAATGAAGTTGTATCCCGTCGTGTCTTCGGTCCAGAGTTCGGACGACGTCGCCGGCGTGTCGAGAATGGCCGATGAAATCGTGACCGTGGGCGTGGCGATCGCCACGGCTGGCGTAGCGGACGACAGGTCGTAGACGGCGCAGGTGATCGCTGACAGGTCGGCCTGCTTGACCCACTTGCCTTCGCCGGGCACGCCGGTCGCGGCCCCCGTGGCATCGCGGGCGCAGACCCGCGCCAACACGGTTGCCGTGCCGTCCTCCTGCCATTGCGTGATGATCCTGTCGACCGCGTTCATTCGACGCTCTCCCCTGCCATGGCACCCGGTCGATACACGTCGGCCCGCATCGCGCCCGGCCGGAACAGCACGGCGGCGACGGCTCCCGGCCGGTACACCTCCGCCCGCACAACGCGCGGCAGTCCGTTGATGGGCGGGATGCCGCCGTAGCCGCGCGTGACGACTCGCGGGATTTCCCCGAACGAGCCGTAGCCGCGAGTGACAACCGTGCGAATGCTCATCCTGTGCGTGTGACTCCCGTGGGTGTCGTGGCGTCATTGAGCGTCAGCGTGGCCGCCGTGGACGAGCCGTCGAGTTGCCGGACGGTGAGCGTCTCGTTGCTGATCACGAAGTCTGTCAGCGTCTGCTGAATGAGCATCACGGCCTCCGTGAGCGTGGGCTCGACGCCATCGGCGGCATAGGACTCGTTGAGCGCTGTTTCGAGCACGGCGGTGGCGATTTCCGTGACGGCATCGGCGTTGACGGCAGCGGCGGTGAAGACGTTGGACGCCATGTGCTGCACGCTGGTCGGCACCTTGTCGGTGTCGGCGAGCGAAGCCGGTGCGGTGCCCTTCCAGTGCGTGAGGTCCGCTGTCGGGACGCCTGCCACGTTCTCAGCCTGTACCGCCCGGAATCGCATCACAACAGCCTTCCCATCGATGCTGTTGACCGTCGCCGATGCAATGACGTTGTACCACTTGCCCGCTTCGAATCCGTTCGCTGCCGATGCAGTGAACGATCCGCGGTAGTTGCCCGTCAGAGACGTTCGCTTCGTCAGGTTCCCACCCACGCCGATATCGGTATCGGTCGCTTCCTCGAACACGGCGAACGTGGGCGTGCTGTCGGCATCGCTGACGGCACCCGTTGTCGGGTGCGACGTGATGCAGTCGAAGTACACCACCTCGGAGAGGGGAACATCCATCACAGCACCCCCCGGATCACTGGACTGTTGACGCCGATGACTGGGAAGGCACCGCCGCCCCCACCGCCTGCTTCCGCTCCTGCGGCCCCAATGGCAGCGTAGCCTGTCGTCGGCCCGTAACTGGCTGCCGTTTGGGTGAACGTCGCTCGTCCTGCATTTGCGGCTTCGCTGCCGTCTGAAAGCGAGAAGTCTCCGTCTGCCGGATCGACCCACGGGGTTGTGTTGCTGGTGTAGGTAACGTTTCCCGACTCTTCCATGTACGCGGACTGTATCCCGCCGCTGGTGTTGGCTTCAGTTCCCGCGCCGACACCACAGTTGCGAATCATGCCCCGGCGATTGACTGGCTGAGAGAAACCATATCCACCGTTCTTCACAGCAGTGCAGTTCTCGAAGTAATTGAGCCACACCCGATTCGATGTCCCCTCAACGGAAAACCCGTGTGCCGCGTTTCCGTAGGCATCGCACTGAATGCAGTAGTTCACGATGCCAAAAATCATGAAGCCGTCAGCCCCGTTGCTGTCGGCAATGCAATTGATGTAGGTCTGCGGTGTATTTGAACCGTTGTTCTCGAATCCATTGCCACTGTTGTTGTGCGACACGCACCGAATCCACGTGCCACCAGCATTGTTCGAAAAACCGACGTTGCAATCGTGGGCCTCACACTCCTCGAACGTCACGCCTGACTGACCAGCGATAGAATAAAAGCCATGCCTGCGAGAATTTCGGCAGACGCATCGCCGGACCCAAACCCCGCCCGCGGCGACGTCGAGAAGGTCTGCCGTTCCTGACGATCCGTTGTGGTCGAAGATCAGGTCGATAAGGGTGCAACTGCCACCACTTACGGTGAGAAGTTTATAGGCTGACCCAGACGTGCCACCGTCAAGAATCGCCCTGCCGAGATCACCGTAACTGGTCGTGTACCCCTGAAACGTGATGTCCGAGTTTCCGTGAGTGACGGCCGCTGAGACGCTGTAGGTCGCGTCGTTCTTCATGTTGATGCGTGGAAAATCTCCACTTGATGCAACCATCGTGTTTTGCGCGAAGTTGAACGGAAAGCCGCTCGTTCCATTCGGTCCCAGCCACGCGCCTCCGATCTTGAGTGTTCGGTTTCCCGTCCCGTCCGTTGGTGCCGTGCCGCTCTTGATTGTGATACTGACGGTGATTGTAGTTGAATCGCGCGCGGTCACTCGCCCCACAAACCCGGTCACGCTCGACCCGTCCGCATAGACGCTGGCGAAGTCTCCCACAGCAACCCCATCGCTCGCAGGGTCGCCGCTCGCAACCGTGAAAACACCCGTGGACTGTACCCAATCGCCGCTGGCATAGGTGAAGTCTGCGGACGTACCCGGCTGAGTCGAATTCCCCGTCCGCGTTCCCGCGTTGAGGTTCGACCCGCCCGATCGGCAGCAGAACTCCGTAAACGGCATTGGTCAGGCCCCGATGCTGCGAACACACGCGTCTACGATGGTCGCGTAGTTGTTCGCGACCGCATTGACGGCATCAATCTTCTTCTGGTCGGTGTTCAGAGAACCTGTGGTCGCGTTGTTGAAGATTGCGACCAGATTGGCCACAAACGCGTTCCACGCCAGCACGTCATTCGGCGTCAGTAGATGCGGCGGGTTGTCGGTTCGCTGGTCGCCCCACGTGGAGCTGTCGACCAGATTTGCAAACACGTCGTCGATCCGGGCCTGCGCGTCCTGAGACCGCACGTTGACGGCGCGAATCATCTCGCTGATCGGGCGAACCTCCGTGTCGGCGAAGGCTTGTACTTGATCGTTCGTCGCGGCCATGCAGGACTCCCGGAGATTTCGATTTCATTGCCTGTCAGGGTCTCAGGGTGACTCATCCGGCCGGCAGGGTCGCGTCATGCGTCACGGTGCGCCCGATGCCGCCGTGCGTGGATCACGGGACAACGGCTGCCGTGCCTGCCGGCCGGTTGGTTTCGTCGTGTAACGGTCGCCATACTCTGCGTCATCCTGTCTCAGGCCGGTCGACCGCAGCAGCGACAGCGGGTAGTACCCCGTGTCCTGCCCGGCTGCGATCAGCCGCTGCATCCCCTCGATGCGTTGCTCCAGGTCGGGCGGAGGCAGCATGTCACCACCCCCATCCAAAACGCCGGACGCGGACCCGCTGCGGCGTGTACGACAGGCCGAATGAACCGCCGTACTCGCCGCCCGTCGAGCCGTAGGATGTCGTCACCCGCGTCTCGGTCACGCTGCTGCCGTATGACCCGCCGTAGCCGAAGCCGCCTTGTGAGCCGTAGCCAAACCCGGTGGAGGCACCGTACTGACCAGACTGCACCGTCGAGACCCGCCGACCACTGCGGGACGCCGGCGAGCAGTACCGCTGGCAGGCGTCGATCAGCGTATGGATCGGACCCTCAAAACCGTCCTGCCGGTCGACGGCGCGGGGCGTGCTGCCGTAGTCCTCGATGACCGCCACGACCTGCCCGTCGCGCCAGAATTCGAAGCGCGGCGTTGGGCCTTCCGGCTGGGCCTCGTAGTGCAACCAGAAATGCGCCGTCGCGTCTTCGCCGACCCGCCACTTCCCGGCGCGGGCCAGGTGGAACAGATCCCGCTTGGCCCGGGCGCAGGGGATGCACTTCAGGTCGTCCGAATTGACGAACACCTTGCACCCGGTGTATCGCGTGGCCTGCTCGCGCTGTCGCAACTGCTTCAGTTCGCTCAGCACGGGCGACAGGTCGAGCTGCGGAGGCGGGGCCTGCATCGCCCGGCGAATCTCGTCACGCAGGTCATGCCGCAACTGCTCCTGAGACCGGCGAAACTCCTCTTCCGAGACGGGTTCGACCGGATGCGGCACATGCTCGACCGGCGGCTGAGCGCAGCCCGCGAGAACCAGCAGCGCGGCCAGCAGCAACGGCAGAGCGGCCGGTGGCGTGGGAGTCCAGTCGCGTCCCTTGCGTCGGGCGCGGATCGCTCGCCGCAGTTCGCGCCGGGCCTTCCACAGCGCACACGCCGGGAAGCGACAGGTGGCCGTGGCGAGAATCATCTGCTGCGAGTCCGCATCGCGACCGCAGGCGTGGCAGACCCACCCGCGCGGCAGGGGCGTCAGCCGGAACTCGTCGATGATGATCGCCATGTCACTTTCTCTCCGGGCGGTATCCGTTGAGCACCCCAGATTCACCGCATGCTTGCCACTCGCCCCATTCCGGCTCTTTCTCCACATATGGCATTCCCGAGACCCAGTTCACCTGATGTCCGCGAAGCCGCTCATCGTTGATCCAACCTTCAGGCGTCTCTGCCGAGCGGACCACCAAGAGCATGTCACTACCTCTCCCGGCTACAGCCCCCCTGATAGCGAACTCGATGCGGTACGCGCCGGAGTCCAGCCCATCGACTTCAAACTCGTATGCAACCTTGCTTTCGTGGTTCCGGTCATCCCATCCGACTGGTATGGAGTGCTCTTCGCCGCCAACGATTCGGAACAGCCGAATAGTTCGGATGTGACACTCGCTGCCATGAAGAAACGCGACGAACGGCACGCGGCCCGTGAGTGTCTGCGGAACCCGCATGCCAACGGTCGCCAACACGCCGGTATTTGTCCCGTTCACTTTGTGGCGAAACACCGTTCTGCGGAATTGGACATCCGAGATGGTGATGTTCTGTCGGGTCTGATCACTGACGCTGATGGTGTCCCAGAACGCCAGTATCAGCATCGCCACGATCACGACGGATGCGATAACGGCCATAACAGCATTCACAAACAGTTCGAGAACGACGCCGCGACACGTCTTACAGTACCTCTCACCATTGATGCTCGGCTCACTTCCGCATCGCATGCAGGGCTTCATGTTCAGTCCCCTCACAGTTCGCCTCAATCGTGATTCGCATAGTCACTAGGGGGCCGTCGTCGCAAATCTCAGGCGTGCACTCCAGCATTCGCACTGCGCCACGCCGCTCAACCCAGCATCGCCCGCACACCGGCAAGTCCGAGTCCGTTGTGTGGATCGGCTGGGGCCTCTCGCATTCGTTCGGGCAGTGATAGTGTGGCCGCATATGACAGTCTCTCAATCGTGATTCAGCAATCCGGCCCGAACGTGAAGCCCGAACCGCACCAGCGGCCAGAGCAAGCAGCTTCCGTCGTCGTGTGTGAAAACGATCACGCCGTCAGACCTCACGCTTTCAGCCCGCTGCCGACCCAGGTCGGGATCTTTCGCGGCTTCATTCCCAGCGAGCCGCCGATGCCGATGAACTCCGTGTCCCGCGCGGCGATCAGCCGGTCGATCAGCAGCGGCGTCATCTTCGCCCGGCCCTGCTTCCCCCACCGCGTCCCATGCGAGTTGACCACGATCAGCGATTTCCGCCCGCTGCCGAACGTGCCGCCGTCGTCCTCATACCCGATGATCGCCAGCGCGTGCCCGCCCAGGGTTCGCCCGTAGGTGTCCTGCACGTCCAGCACGCCCGTCGTGTTGCCGGCCATGCGGTCCGTCCACATGATGCCGATCTCGATCGCTCCCTGGCCCGAGGCGAGCCACTGGAAGCAGTCCGTGTACGACCGCAGCACGGCGTGATTCTCGATCAGCCGGTCCCGGGCCTTGGCCCTGGCCTCCGCGGGGATGCTGCCGGTGTACTGGCGCGGATACGGGAACAGGCTCTCATCGCAGCACCCCATTTCCTTCGCGCCCCGGACGCTGCCGGTGATCGTCGCTCCCACGTCGCGGCCCAGCAGCCCGTCCATCGTCTGGCCGGCCAGATAGCCGAACATCCGCGAGAACTGCTGCCGCTGACCGTTGGTCGCGATGTAGGCCAGCACCTCCTGACAGGTCGTGATCGCGTGGCCGGAGCACGAACCCATCTGCCCCTGATCCTCAATCGGGATCCAGTCGTGCGTGATCGCAGCCGGCGCGGCGAACGTGCCGATGCGGGTGAACGGCTGCGCCGACCCGTGCAGTTCGTCGCGACGTTCGAGATCCATTCGCCAGCCGAGACCGGCAATCGTGTCGCTCATCGGGAGACCTCCCACAATCCGCGTTCGACGGCGTCCCACGCGGCGGCATTCGGCGCTTCGCTGGCTGGCGAGGCGTCCTGCATCGCGGCCTGAAAGTCCCGGACATGCACGGTGCCGGCCTCGTCCAGCAGACCGTTCCATCGCTCGAGCACATCGCCGTTCGTGGCCAGTGTGCCAGCCCGGATCTCGCGGGCGACGGTCCCGGCCGCAGCCGCCCTGGCACGCAGGTGAGCGCGTGTCAGGTGGGAGACGCGGGCCGATGTCTCCACGGGAGTCGGCTGCGGACCGGGGCCGTAGTCCGCCTGCTGCAGGCACCCGGACGCAATCGCCAGGCAGA